ATGAACTGTATATATTTAAAGCAAAAATTAAATCGTAAATTCGAGTGTAAGCTAAGAAAAAAAGAAATATTATTAAAAGACTGTATTAATTGTAGTTATAAAAAATATAAAAAATGCACAAAAAAGTCAGATTATTGTGCAAAACTAAAACAACGTAGCAAAAAGCTTGCCAAATTGGAACGCAATAGATTTAGTTTATTCACTAATAATATGAATAAATGTTATTTTTGTTTAAACAAAAAAGACCATATTCACGAAATATTCTGCGGCCGCAACAGACAGAATTCTATGCGTTATGGTCTATGTCTGCCTATTTGTGAACTGTGTCATAGTAAATATCAAAATGACGTTGTATTCAACTTAAAATGGCATAAAAAAGGACAGGCTATGTTTAACAAAACCTATTCTAATTTAAAATTTGAAGACATATTCAAAAAGAACTATCTTTAATCTAATTTTCTAAGTATATATACTCTTTTTAAATACGCTTTCCTAAAATATTTTAATTTTTTTCAAAAAAGCCATTGACCGACCGACCGAACTATGATATGATGTATACGTATTGAAAGGGATGATTACGATGAAAAATAACTTTAATGATTTTAGATTCGAAGGATTAAATTACAAGGAGTGTAGCAATAAATATTTTACTATGGATAGAGTATCAAAGGACGAAAACAAAATAGTAGTAAAAGTAGAAGATAATCACTTAATAGAAACTCGTTATGGATTTGCGTTAATATTAGATAATACACATGTAGTTTTTTTAAAGAAATGGCAAGTCAGCCAAAATTACTTCGGAAATGAAGTATTATTAATCAGAGAGTTTTTTAAGCCAACTGAATGGGGAATACACGAAGAATTCATGAAAGAAGAAGACAACTACGATTTTAATACATGGCTAGAAATAGCAAAAGAACAACGTGACTTTGTTAATGAAGAAGGTAATAAAAACAAAGTTTTATGGAAAGTAAGCGACAGAAAGGATGAACAATATGCATACTAAAGATTGGTTGAAAGAAAAAAGAATTGCTAATAACCTTTCACAAAAAGAATTAGGTGAAAAAGTTGGTGTATCACATTATACCATTGAACAAATTGAGCAAGGAAAAAGATTAGGTTGTGCAGAGACATGGGAAAAAATCGAAAATTTCTTTGATAATAAAACAGAAATTAAAATTTCATACGATTCAGAGGAACTTATCGAAGAATTAAAAGAAGACATAAAAGAATTTGGTGAAGACGAACAATGCATATTAGTATACAAAGTTATTGATAATCATATATTCTTTACAAATTACGACTTTATAACAGAAGAAGAACCTTTTAATCCGGAAACTGAGTTATTGCCGGGCGAAAAATACATGATTACATCTTTAGAATATGCTTTAGAAGTGTTTGAATCACAAAACAAAATTGTATAAAAAAAGAGCTAGTACTGAAATTAGTACTAGCTTTATTATTTTTTATTCTACAAATCCATATTTCTTTAAACTTTCAAGTGTTATAGGTCCGACATTCCCATCGACTTCAGCATTGTAATTGCCTTCAGCAGCTGCCCTTTTTTGGAATTCTTTTATTGAGGCTTTTATGTATGGTCCATAATAATCTCCTAAAGCATTTTTGCTTGTATAACTTGGAAATACTCTATACATAAATTCTGCAATCTTAGCAATATTTGGATGAACATCACCGAAACTAAAGTAACCTTTAGAACCTAAAAAGTTTGTTGATGGTTGAACAGGAGTTACTGGAGTATCATAATTTAAATTAGGACTTTTGAACCAGTGCGTCCATGTAGCACGTTTATATCCGTTGTGAGCACCTTTAAAGTATGTCTTATATATTTTACTATGCACACCATCAAACTTAGCTGCAGTCGATTCTATGACCTCACCATTACCAACATAAATACCCATGTGCCCATGCTGATAAACTAAAACACCTGGTACTTCCGGAATAGTATCAATAGCACCTTTTTCCGTTGCTTCTGCAATTAATTGTTCACAGTTATAATCTTTCTGTGTTACGTTGTAGCAACTTGGTCCGTCATTATTTGGATAGTCATGCCACATAAAGCATTTGAACAAACCGCAACAATCAAATATTCTATTCTTTCCATCATATCGCCCTATTCCACCGTTTTGGTAATAATTAGGGCTGTTTAGCTGAACTTCAGCCCATTTTACTAAATCATTTGCTTTTTTAAAATCATACATATTCTCACTCCCCTTTATTAGCGTTTTTTTGATATTGTGTTCCAAAATAAAAAGCTATAATTATTTGAAACAAACTATAAAATTGTTCACCTGTTACGATTTGTAAAAATGTTAATATTACAAACGCTATTGTCATTAATATAGTCACAAAAGACTTAACATCACTTAATGCTTTTTTCAATTTTATCACCTCTATTTCATTAACTTTTCCCACTTATCATGGATATAACTGTTTTTATGTAAATCATTTGTGTAGTGTTCATATACTTCGTAAGCTCTCTTTGTTTGAACTTCGTCTTTCTGTATACCTTTTTCAACATCTGCCAAATAATCTACTAAAAAATTTCTGCATTGATTTTCATCAATTTTTTCTATTTTTTTATTTATAGGCTCTAATTGCTTATTTATTATTTTCTTTGAGCCAATCAATATGGTTGCAACTATTCCTACAAACTCTACGAAGAATTTTAGTGTTTCAAATGCTTGTCCTAATGTTACATTTTCCATTAAGAATCCTCCTCGACATATAGTTCTTCACATTTTTCCAGTGTGTCCAACTGTTCTGCAGGGAAAATGACCGTTGTGTAATAAGGAAAATACTCTTCTTCAACAACATTTCCTTCTGTATCATATTTTGCGGGTTTATAAACATCGTTTTTATCTCTTATTTTTTTATCTTCATCTGCAATTAGCAAACGAGGATTTGTGTAATTTATCAGTTTCATGTTTTCACCTCTTTCTTTACGAAACTGTCCAACCTTTTTCGGTGGCTATTGCAATTTCTTCACTTGTCAATTTAGCAACATTAGTACTACCCAATTTTAATGATTGTGCTTTTACACTAGCTGTTTTTATGTCATATAACTTATTAATAACATCCATCAAACTATCATGTGTTAATGTAGTACAACTACTTAAATCAAGCGTGTATGCAGAATTATTAGTTGACGCTGTTGTTAAATAGCCTTTACCCAAATTAGTCATAAAGGTTAAATTAGTAAGTTTGCGACAGCCATAAAACGCCGAAGCAATACTAACAACTTTTTCAGCATTCCAATTACCAATGTTTAACGTTTCTAATTTTGCATTATTGTAAAATGCGTTCGACATTTCGTAAACTTGAGATGTGTTAAAATTACTAGCATCTATTTCTGTTAATGCTCTATTATTTCCAAATATCATATATATAGTACCAGCCAATTTTGGAGTATTAAAACCACTTAAATTTATTGTTTTCAAATAAGAATTTTGATAGAACATCGATTCCATACTAGTTACATTTTCCGTATTAAAATTACTCAAATCTAAATTGTTGAGACTTGTATATGAAAACATATAATTCATGTTTGTTACTAACGATGTATCTAAATTTGCTAAATCATCACTAATGTCTGATACATTACATCTATAAAAACTAATAAATCTCGGTTTGTATTTTGTAGGTTGTATTTTGCCAACTGTTACTTTAGATAATGCGGTATAGTTATCATCAGCTACAACTTCTTGTACTACAGTCGATGGTGTTACGTTTTTTTCTTGTAAAGATATTGCATTTACTTTGACTTCGTCATAACCGTAAGAATCAGGATGTGTAAAAACTTTTGTTTCTCCACTTGGTGTTACTTCTAGATTTTCTAATACAGGATAAATTTTTTCAACTCCTGTATTTAACTTACCATTTAAAATGCTTTTGCTATTTATTTTACCTATTAAATTTTCTTTAGCATTAATTTGTACTGTCATCATATCCCTCCGGATACAAAATAAACTCTTTAGGTCCTTCGTCATCATAACCAATCAAAGTCTGTTCATCATTTAATACAATTTCATACCAATATGTTATTGGTTTATTTTCTAACTCACCTATTTCAGAATCCGATGCTTTTATATTTATATCAACCGTTTTACTGGCTTGCCTTATATCAGTGATTATTTTTTTTAAATATATTTTATTTAATCCCTTTTGTTCATAAATTTTTAGTGCTATTTTATCGTTTGTTTGAAATTCATAATAATCATCATCAACCGGTACTTTAAGTTCTATTGTAGCTTTATTACCCCTTGATATATGTATTGTTTTTTCTTCTATTTTAAACATTTTATCATCTCCTTTTATGATATTCTTTGCCAAATATAGCAAGTAAAATAAGGTGGCATATTATCATGCGCTTCACCACCACCGCCAAAATTAAACGTGCCAGTGACATCATACGAGCCTTGCATTGGGTAACCATCCGTTGCTCCTGCACTAACATTTTTTGTGGTATTTATTTGATTTTTTGGAATCTGACTTTTTGTTAAAGTTACTGTTTTTTGTCCTCCGGTTTTACCAGCTTCATTAAAGTCTTCGTCGTCTTCGTCAACACCAACTAACGTTTTACCCTTTCCTATCAGTTGCCACGTAGTACCAACATAAATTGTTGAAGGATTAATCAAATCCATTGTTAAAAGCAAAGATTTTACTGGTCGCATAAGGTCTATAATATTCTTCCTATTTTGCCTGTTTTCGTCCGCTATAAAAAGATTGCCATTAATTTGCAAATCGTGTTCTCCATAGTCATAAGTTGGTATTCCTTTTAGCATGTCAAAATTTTCAGCATCATCAGTTAATAAGTCAGATACTTCTAAATAGAACGTACCTTTCTGAGTATACAAAAGAACATTTTCCAAAATTAAATTATTAATTGATATTTGATTGTTTTCAGTGTCGATAGTATAGTCGTCTGATGTTAACGTAGTATAATCACCGTCATTTAACTTCCATTTTATCGTTGGTACGTTGGGCGTATCATTGAAACTTACTTGTTTATATCTAATAATTGCATTTAACTTAACATTTGAACTTGTTGAACTGACTCTTTTAAAAGAGTAATTTGATATTTCTGTTGGTACATATTCAATAATATTTTTTGTATATTCAATCGTTGTTTTTTCGGAACGGCTGTCTACAACAGTAATAGAAAAAACGCTATTTTTAACATCAATTTGATGTTCAAATGGCGTTTCCTTTTTTGATACTTGAAGTTGGTTATGCAAAAACTGAACTTCATTTACTGTAGACTGTTTATGTGCAACTGGATTTACTGTAATTTTTAATTTAGATGCATTTTGAACGATCGTATTGGCACTGCTACCTAATAATTGTATTACTTTTGGATTTATTTCTTCAAATGTCGTTGTTAAAGTTGGTTTTAAATTTGTGCTAGATAAATTAGCATTAGTCGGTATCTCTACCGAGCCTAACAACGTTTCGCCAGAATAAGTAAACAATTCAAAAATTAATTTAAATGAACTTTTATCAGCGTTTGTATATATTGTAGATAATTCATTTTCATTGAACGTAATTTCAACATCATTAAAATCACTTGTCTCTCTAACAACCGTTTTCGCATTTTCAGTATTTTGAATCGTTATTTTTAATTTATGTGTATAGCTATCATCATACTTTGTTATCGAAATTGGTATTGTATTACTTATATTTTCATCTGTGTCAACATCGAATTCTTGATTATTATTAATTATCATTGTTGACATAGCTGGGTCTATTGGTAAAGAGAAGTAATTGTCTGGACTATCGAAACCGTATGTGTTTGAATTGTTAACAGATACTTTTGCAGGCGTATTGCCAGTTAACTTTTCAAATCCAAACCATGAACTTTCTGCAGTCCAAGTCATGCCATTGGTTAACGTACCTGTGTTCGCTGGTTTTAATGCAAAAGTTTGATTATATTTTTTGCTTTCATCAGTTTCATTATAATTAATTTGAAAATTAACATGTACAGGGTCGTTATAAAAACCCGTTCCACCCGTTGTATTAGTATATTTCAAAATAGTCTTCATTCGGTAATACATTTTTGCTGCTGTTCTATACTTTTCATAATAATAATCAACGTGGAACTGTGATGAACTACCAAACGAATTTACATGTTTAGTTCCTAAAAATATATAACTCATATTTCACCTCACACATTATAAAAACAACCAGTTCTTAATTCACCGTCATCTGTGACGAACTTTTCAGTTCGATGATAACCAGCGGTAAAATAATTACTGATTGTTAAATTGTCCATTTCAGCTTTTGATTTTTTTTCAGATTCATCATAACCAAAAAAAGCTAAATATTTACCAGTGTTGTCCTTAATTGCGAAAGCATTATTTGTCATTAATGTAGAAACCTTTGATAAATTAGTTGCAACTTTAATACCCTCAATATCAATAGTAACTAAAGTGTTTCTCAACTTTTCTACTCCATCAGAATTAAGCCGTTCTATTTCTGCAGTTATTTCATTTTGTTTAACTCTTAATGTAGCAGTATTTCTCTCTATTTCTCCGATTGTATTACCAAGTTCATCAACGGCTGTTACCGTTTGTTGAATTTTAACTGAATGTTCATCTACGTTGTTTTTAATTTCAAGAACACTTCCCGATAACACCGTTAGGTCATCACCAACTTTGTTAGCCTTTGTATCATCTGTATATTTTGTTGCTTTAATCCAGTCGGTTTCTTCAAAATTTTCATCTTTTGTTTTTGCAATTTGGCATCTATATAACTCTTCTTCTTTTATCCACAAATCACCGCAGTCATAAGGAACAGTTGGCTGAACAACAAATACTCTTCTTTTGCTATCAGCAGTATCTTTAGCGCTATTAGCAATTGCAAGTGCTTGCGTAACATCGTTATCTGTAATTTTTATCCAGCTATATACGTCATTATCAAGTGAATACCTATAAGCATATCCAGTTTCTTTGTCATAATAAAGGTCACCTAAATGATTGTTTTTTTCATTATCAGTAGTCCAATTTTTGGTAGGTTCATTGTCGCTAGTTGGAACTCCAGAATAAAACCAGGTAGTAATGTTTCCATCTACCTGGTCTTGAAGTTCTTTCAAATTTTTACCGGTCGCAACAACAAAACTGTTTAATTCGTTTTCTACCTTGTTAAGACCATTTTTTTGCAATTCGTAATTTTCTTTTAGTTTCAATATGTCATTAAGGTTGTATTTCATCTCTAAATTTTCTGGTGTCCTTAATTTATTTATATCTCTTTTATTCATCATTTTGCATACACCTTACCATTTCTTACTTTAAAACCAAGTTTTTGCAATTCTTTAGTTTTTTCTTCAATAGATATATTTTGCGAATTAATAGTATTTATTATTTCTTTGTCATAATTAGAAAAACCAGTAATTTTTAATATAACCTTTTTATCATAAGCAGAACAGTCAATACCGTTAACGTATTTAACAATTTGATTATCATATTTTTTAAAGCTATTATACTCCATCTTAATAAGCATAGCTTTTTGCGGAACACTTAAGTTTAAACTGTTAATATATTTAATTACCTTATTTCTTCTAGAATTAGGTACAATTTTACCGTTGTTGTAATAATCGTTTTCAAACGTTTCTGAATTGAATTTTATAAATTCTTTAATTGGTACATTTGACTGTACTAATGCATTTAAAACCTTATCGCTCGAATAATATCCACCATACAAATACGCTAATTGCTTATTATTCAAATCACTATCTATTAAAAATTTCGTTATACTAGCTTTTTTAGTGTCTTTATCTGTATTATCAATGCTTTCTTTAAACGTATAATAGTCTCCTACATTACCTATCTCAGAATATTCATAAGCCTTTTGATAAGCATTAGATAGTTCTAATCCTAAAACCTCTTTTTTAGCAATATTATAAGAATAATTAACTATGTCTTTGATAACATCTGCTTTATCAGAATCAGACATATTTGAATATGTTTTATCACTTAACAATTTCTTGATATTATCTTCTATTATTTTTCCGGATGCTTTTTGATATTCAACTCTTGTTTTACCAGTCATCATGATTTTTTCACCCTTTTGATTTGTGTAATAAGGAGCAACTCTAGGCATTACATCTTTTTCACCTGTTTCTTTGTACAGCCTATATATTTCTTTTGCACTTGTACTTATATTTTCAGTATTAACATTAGCAGGATTTAAGAATACATTGAATAAATTATTTTTTCCACCATACTTTTGTATTTCTCTTCCAAGTGTGTCAACGGCAGGATTCAACGTTTTGCTCACAAAAGGTATTTTTGCTTTTATACTATTTAAAGCTGTTTGAATTGGTTTTCCATATTCAAACGATGTTCTCTGAGTGCCATCTACTAAGTCCGCTATCTGTTTTGAAAAAGTAGGAACAGCTCTAGCTGGTAATTGTAATACTTCATTAATTATTCCGGAAACGATTCCATCGTTATCATTAAGAACGTCGTTAATGCTTTGCAAAAATGATTGTTCTAGTAAAATACTACCCGCACTATCCAAAGAGCCAACAATTCCTTCTAACAACGCTTTAGAATCATTGCCTTTAGAATTGACCACATTGGCAGTTATTGATAACGGAGCAGCTAACGGTTGAGCCCAATCATAAGTAAACGATTTGCCACCAATTTTAATTGAATAAGAACTAACACCCAAAGTATTTTTTAGAAAATTAGCAGTATCTTTGTCATCATCACTTTCACCACTCGTTATACCTGCTTTTGCAAGCGCCATACCAAGTACATATAACATTGTACCAGCAGTAGCTTTTCCTAAACTTTGAACAAATTCATGCTGCATGGTAGCGGTATACTGACCGTTTGTAAGCGATCTCTTTAAATTAATGCCTTTGTTTATAGTACTAACTAAACCAGCGGGCGAATAATCGACAATTGCTTTTGTTAAGTTAGCCGGTGTTTTAGCAAAAGGTATTAATGCATCACCTAGACCATAACCATTTACATTAAGTTTATTCAAGCCTTTTCTTACGCCTAAAACAAATCTAGTGTAATTGTTATTATCGTTCCATGTTCTAGATAAAGCTTCTTGATGAGCTATGTCTATCATTTCCTGCGTAATTTCAGTAGTATTATTTAACACCATTTGATTTTGCAACGAATTTTCAAAAGCTGCTTCACTAAATACTCTATCACCAACATCCATAACATAATTTAATAAAGACTCCGTTCTATTCAGAGTCTTTCCTATTAGATTTTTTTCACTAAATGACTTACCATCAGATATTTCAAACCTATTACCTTCCATATCCTTAGTATTAATACCTTTTCTATAGTCATTAGTAGCCTCATAAGCGCCTTTTTTGACACCTTTCAGCATTGCTTTTATATTTGTATTACCAGTAGTTCTTACACCCGTCTTTTTAGCAATTAATTTATCAGCATAACTAGAAAATAAATCGGCGAAAGAGTTAACTGGCATTATCAAAGCATTACCTACAACGTTTCTTACTTGCGTTTTAGGATTAAATAACATTGATATTCTCATCCAAGACTTAATCTTTGCACCTTTTTCGGGCGGAAGTTTATCAGTCATTAATTTTTGTATCTCTGCAAGTTTCACTCGCTTTTCATAACCATCTTCCATGTTTTGTACTTCTTGCATTGTGTCCATAATAAACTTTACTTCATCTGGTTTCAAATCAAAGTCTTCTCTATACTTATCTAACCACTCTTTTGTTTTGTTTTTTACCATCCTATCATAAGCTTCAGATAATTCTGATTGAGCATATTTAACCATGCCTTCTGGTGTCATCCTTTCCATGATATTAAATGCTTGAACTGTTTGACCTGCAGAGGTTCCTATTTCTCTCATTTTTTTAGCAACTTCTACCATGCTATCGTAATCACCATTATCAGCATATTGTTTTAGTAAAATCCAACCTTCTGCTACATCCACAGCACTAGCATCTTTGCTATCCTGTTTTACCCATCTCAATGTTTCTGAACTTCCACCATCATTTATCTTTTTGAACGCCTTATCCAAACTTTCTTTATTAGTTACTTTATCATAAAATTCTACATCTTTTTTCGATAAAATTGAGGCTTTTTGTTCTTCGTTCAACATACCTACTTTGTTTTCGATGTTTTTAGCAAAATGGCTATCACCATCATTAACCTTGTTTGTATTTTTTCTTATAGGCAACATCGGTGTAGTATTAGCGTCTTCTTTAGTTAGTTTTGATATTTCATTAGGATTTAAAATCTTATTCTTTTTAGAACTACTTTCTATATCATCTCTAATAGGTAATTTAATGTCAGACATTTTTGTTTTCGTACCTGCCGATGGAAAGTTTTCTTTTAAATATTCATTCCAATCTTTAGAATTTTGTGAAAATTTTTCGTTGGTTGAAATTCTATCAACTCTCGTTCCGTTAGAACCTATTTTCTTTTTAACGTCATTACCATTACTATCTTTAAAATAATAAAATGAACCTTTTTCGGTTACTTTAGTATTTTTTACTGTGTGTTCTGTTGCAATAGGATATTTACGAGAGCCACCCCAAGTAAGCCAAGTTACATCAGCCATATATTCGTTAGAAGTTACTGTAGGTTTCTTCCAATTTTTCAACTCTTGATATTGTTCCTTTGCTGCGTTTATATCGTCGATATCATAATCGTTCAAAGTTTCAATATCGTTATTCTTTACTGCCAAAAGTAAGTTTATATCATAATAATCTGTTTGATTATAAAAACTACCAGTATGGTGCCACTCTGACGGTTGTAATATACTCTTGGTAGCGCCTTGGCTTACTCCAAGCATCTTATCAGCTACACTAGCTGGAAAAATGTTATCCGCTTCAGCACCATATGCTCTTACTGACTTTCGATGTCCAACATAACCAGCATTACCAATGGAATATTTTTCACTATTTTGCATATTATTATTAATAGGTAATATATTTGATTTGACATTATTGTTTAATTGTGATATATTATTTGCAACTGAAGTGTTGAAGTTCCCAGATTGGATGGGAAGTTTAACACTTCTTTTTTTATTATATATTTCAATTAAATTACCGCTTTCAATCATATTATTAAAGTAGTTAGAATTATTTTTACCATATGTAGTTTTTATCCTATTTGTATCTATTTCGACTTTGTTGTATTGCCCTTTCTTATGAATTTCTATTGGGACAATAATGTTATTATTATTGCTATCTTTTACTTCTGTTAAAACAATAAAATTATCTTTAGAATACTTGCCTTTATCAGTATATTGATATACTGCTATAGGATTATCCAATGAATCTATTGCATTCATATAGGTGTCGATTCCCAATCCATGATAATGTTTACCCTTTGTACTATATCCTTTGTTCTCTGCCTCCGAATTTGTTAAAATATTTTCTCTTAAGTGCCCCTTTCGCACTAGCATAGGCAAATCATTAACTCCAATAGATACAAGTTGCTCAGGAGTAAAATCTCTCAATTTTACCATAGAGTTTATATTAGTATTTGGATTATTTAAAGCATCATTTACTTCGCTTAAAGCATTTTCACTCAAATGATACTTAGATTCATCAAGATTACTTCTATTACTATAGTAAGCGTCTTCCCACATGTTTTTTAGTTTTTCAACAAAGTTTACATACTCATTAGCACCAGTACCTTTAATTTTTTCTGCTAATTTTCTAATATTATTTAATATTTTTTTAAATATATTTGGTTTCTTTTCGACAACTGATTGAATAAATTCTCTGTTTCCAAACAATTCACCACATACATCCGCTACTACTTCATCAGATACATCGTTAGTTTTATATCTTTCTTTTAGGGATTCTAATGATTTTTCGAATTTTGCATCTTGCTTAGCATAATTAAGTATTAATTCTTTCATTTCTTTTGTTGCTATATCGTGAGTTATCTCATGAACAACCAAAAATTCAACATAATTACTAGCACTAGGGTTTAATTCAATTATAGTTTCACCATTTTCAGCTGATATTTTTCCGTCAACAGTAACCCCTTCTTTATTTGTAATATCAGGATTAAATCGTATAGTATAGTCTCTATCTTTTATTATATTTTCGAGTAATTTAATAACGTTATTTGTGTTAGCAGTATTATTCAAATACATACTTGCTGTTCTTCTCAATTCATTGATTTTAGCATTATTACTGCTAATATATTGATAATTACTTATAGGAATACTATAGTTGGCGTTATTGACACTTGTTATATCTATATTCTTTAATTGCTGCAAAGCATTACCAATAGAAGCATATTGTTGTCTAGTCAAATCTTTAGTTGTAGTAAAACTCATATCTGGTCTTACTTCGCTTACATAATTCATAGCAGCGGGTACCTTTATACCAACTTCATTTAACATTGTTTTAATATAACTGCCTTTATAACCATCAATACTAGGGTCTCCTAATTTAAAGCCTTTAATATCTTGTAATATTTCGGGTTTTATTTTAGCGGTATCAATTTTTGTATTATTGGTTGATGTATTTGCACTTGAATTATTAAAATCGTTAATAGTAGGCAAAATAGTGTTATCAAAATTATCAATACTATTTTGCTGATTATATATTGGCAAACTAACTTTTTTCTGATTTGCTTTTTCTTGATTAACTATATCTTCTACGGTTGGTAAAACATTATCGATTTTAGTATTTTCTGAAATATTATTAGTAGTATTTTTATTAGTTTTTTCTAAATTTCTTAATTGTTCTCGAAGTCCTTTTAGTTCGGCTGCTTGTTGTTCGTTTAAATTGCTTTGTTCCTTTAACATTTTATAAGCATTGATTTCGGATTTTATATTATCTATATCAGTTTTATTATTGTTATTATTTATATAAGACAATACTGTGTCTATTTTTTTAATTGTATTTTTATCTGTAACATTTTCTTTAGACAATTCTAATTGTTCTTTGAAAATATCATTTACATTTCTTGTTTCATCTATGCCATCATTAAAGTTTAACAATCCACCAGTTACCGCACCTACAGCTGCAGAATACAATGCATCTCGCAAAATAGTACCATCCAACACTACATCTTTTATTGCCGATAATGGTTGTTTTTTATCTAATACTATTAATTTATTTAAATTATCTAAATATTCTTGAAAAAATTCTTCAGCACCCTCACTACCAGCATTTGATAGTATATTAACTATTTTTTTATTGCTAATAACTTTAGAAAGAGCATCGCTCAAGCCTTTTTCTAATGTTGATGATTTACCACCAGTCAATTTCTTAGTTGCACTTCCTAAAAATTTACCGGTTAGATATTCAAAACCAGTTCCTATCGCTGAATAAGCTATAGAACTGGCAGTATCATATCCATCATTTTTAGTTTTTTCTAAATTATCTAAAAACATATCTGACCAATACAAAGTTGTTCCAGAGCCAGGAGCAACTATGTTCATTGCGGATGACGCCAATATTTTAGAAGTATTATAAGCAACGTCTCCTATAAATTTACCATGTTTAGTACTATAATCTTTGCTAACCTTTTCCTGTTTTAATTGATTATATGTAGGAAGGTTATATCTGCGTCCTTCATCATCTATGTATTTATTTTCACCGGCAGTAAAACCACTAAATAAATCTGAAACACCTCTTACTACAGTTCCACCTGTTTTATCCCAAAAACTAGTTTTTTCATTGTTTACTTTATCTGCATTGTATTGATACTTTGCATATCTCAATTCATTTAATGCTCTATTGGCTTTTTGGCGTTCAGTTTCTATTTCTCTATTAACTTTTTTTAGGTTTGGCAAAACAATAGAGTCATTTCTAAACGCTTTACTATCTTTTGTTAAAATCGGATTAGTTTCCTTTTTTATTGGCATTAAACTAGTAATACCCTTTTGTTCAAACTCTCTTTTTAATGATTTACTATATGCATCTTGATATTTTTTTAATGCCTCATTATGATTTAAAGTTTTATTTTTTAAGTTAGTCCTAGCATCAACTGACGAATCTTCAACATTAAATTTTTTTGGATTATTCCTTGCAGCTTGTTGCCACTCTTTCTTATAATCATCATACAATATTGCCATTTTTTACCATCCCCAACGTAAAGATGTTTTAGTTTTTTTACTTGTTTTAACTTGTGATGTTACATCTATATAATCATTTCTCGAACCATCCCATACATAATACTTGCCATCTTTTGTTTGCCATATATTTTGATTTGCTAAACTAGCACCAGTTTTGCCTCGTGCATTAGTAAATATATTTTTAACAGTCATACCAGATTTTGATAACACATTACCGCCAACATTATTAGGTTGATATGCAACACCGTTTAAATCTTTAGAACTAGCGAAAGTTCCGTATTGTGCATCTGGGTGAATATTTCCTGAATAATAATTTGTACGTATTTGTTGAGCGCTTGAATTATCATTTAATCCGTCACTTAAATTGCCATAACCACTTGATGAGTTATATACACTTGCCCAATTTTGAGCATTAGAAATTGCATCTTGCTCTTTTTTATACGCCATTTCTGCTTCCCATTGACGTATTGCCTCTTTTTGCTGATTCTCATAATTAATTTGGCTTAAAACATCTTGGTATCTATTGTAATAATTATTGTTCAATGTATTATTCCAATTTAACTTGTTATTTGTTTGTTCACTCTTATAGTTAAATCCTTCCAATGCTATGTTTAATTTATTTTGTAATGCAGTCAATGCATTTTGCGCTAATGTTTCATCATTTGATAATTGCGCTTGTCTAATTGCATTATCAAACTCTATTACAGCATCTTGAATTCCTTTTCTTGCTGTTCCTAGCCTATTCTGATATGTATTGTACATATCAACTTTCGAACTTTCAGCATAGCCACTATTTGAAAGACCGTTATTTACAACATTTTCACGGCTAACTCCATATCTATCAACTTCTTTTTGATAATCAATATATGATGCCTTTGCTTCTTTTTGATATTCTTGTTCTGCTTTTTTTCTTTGCTGCTCGATTAAATCTTGTTGGTATTGAAGATTTTTGTTTGCTATATCCTTTTGAGTGTTTTCCCAATTATCAACCAATTCTTGTTGCTTCTTAGTAAAATCATCTCTTTCTTTTATCAAATCATCATAAGCTTCATTATATTTATTTAATTCACTTTGTTTTTCTTCCTCTAACTGAGTAAATCTTTTGTCATTATAATCAACGTTCACTTAATTCACCTCACTAACGTTTTATATATCCACCTACAAATGATTCCAACGTATAATTTTTTAAGCAAAAATGTTTCGTTGAACTAAATTTCATCTGTAATTTTTTCCATTTTTTCTTTTTTATTCGATAGACAATGTAACCTTTAGTATTGTTATAAATATTTACTAATTCAAAATCATTGTTATCTGTTTTAACTTCTACTTTTACACTTTCACCATCAACTTCTGCTGTACCACCTCTCTTATTAGTTGTTTTTTGATATGCGGGATATTTAAAATCATCATGTTTTGTTGTCCAATAAGAATTAATATCAGTTTCTGTCTTGGTTAATTTATATATAGAATCTTCTCCACACAAATAAAGTACTCCGTCTTTAACCGCAGTACATGTTATATTTTTCGACAATTCCCAATAATACCACTCGTATTCAACGTTAATATTTTGGTATTTTTGTCTACTATCTGCTAAATAAACCTTATTATCTATAATTATTAAAAGATAACCTTCCCACTCTTCTAAAATCATGCTCTTATAGTTGCTTTCTTTTAATAATTTGCCATCAACCATACTTGACCTGTGTGATAATACTTGTTCAGTGTTTATGTCTCCTGATATTGCCTCCATACCTCTATCAGAAAAGAAAACAATATCATCATTAAAATTTATTCCTGTAGAAACACATCCAGTTGAAATACTAGAGTGTGTGCTAGGATAAACCTTACCATAAGTACTATCAATTACAGGATTATGATAAAAAACAGTCGTATTTGCTTGAGATGGCGCTTTGAAAACCCATAAAGCATTATTACCAGGTACAATTGCCTTTACTGGAGCCAAATCCATACCTTCGTTATAATAATCTAAATCACTAACATATCTAGGGTCTTCTAACGAACTATGAAAAATAGCATTAGGATAATCTTGATTTCCACTAAAGAAAATTCTATTATCAAATACTGCTAGCATAGTACATTTATTGATTCTATCTCTATACCCCTGTATTGTCTTTCTAAATAATATTTCAACATTATGTTGACCATCAGTTAATGGAGCAGCCGGTGGATTATTAAAAACCACCTCACCTTTAACTGCATCTACTGTTAAATCCTCCCCTTGAATTAAAGTCACTCCATCCACAATTGCAGTAACTGTGTAATCCGAATCTATATTTTCGGTATCCAATTTAAATGTTTTAGTTTCACCGTCACCTATTCTTAAATTTTTTCTTAATCCAGTTAATAAATTGACATCTTGATACGTTGTTCCCTCTCCAGTAGCATCACCGATAGTAGTAGTAGGAATAGTTCCCTCTACTTCCTTTATCGTTGTACCATTGTACTCAAGATAATTTAATCCATCTTTTATATACAAAATATTATTAAATATAAATGCCTGACTACGCATTAAATTCATACCACTAAATATTTCGGTTCCATTATCGTAGAGTTTAGTTCCAGAGTGTACAATTTTATGAGTAACATCTGCAATATCATAAAAAAAGAGACCATATATTGTATTGGTGTATGAATCTACCAGTTCAATATCAGGTCTCGTTTCTATGCCATTACTATTTTTTTTATAATTTTTCCACATATTTAAACTATCTGGACTTCTTGAAAGATTAGTATCATCATTACTAAAGTCAACACCCGCAAAATTATCAACTTTTCTTGTTACAAGCGCTCCGCTAGGAACACCACTAGAACTACTATAAGAACTCATAAGTATCATCCCCTTCTATATAGAAGCTACCTGTATGATATCTAGGGTCTAATCTCTGTAACATCTGTTCATATCTGTTTGCATAAACTTGTCCATAACTAGCAGAAATATCAGATTTTAATAAATCCGCTGCTATTCCATAAGGCATTATTTCAAGCACGTCAGTTGATAAATCAAACTTAAATTCATCGTCCTTGGTTTCATAAGTTATTTGTTTAGGATATTTATAATAATAAACTTTTGCGATACCATTTCCATAGAAATTAATAGTATTACCTATAATATCGTTTTCTACTCCTCTAACAAGATTTACTTGAAATAAATCCTTCGCTATCTCCGAAAAATCAATTTCGTCTCCATCTGAAACCTCTAATTCTTCTTTAGCAGGTATTTTTTTTATTCGAGCAACTTCGTTTTGTATTTGATTTATAACATCATTTATTTTATTTGCTATATCAGGGTCATCAGTCAACAAATCGCTTTGTGGATTAATTTCTTCTATTAATCTAAGCACCTTTTTCTTCATTTCTAGCAATGTCATTTTTATCACTCCTATAAACATCTTTCATAGCAATCAAATCACTTTCTACTTCGTCTAGTGTAGCCATTTCATATGGTGGAATAACATAACCTTGTTCTTCATCCCAAATTAAAATAACACCTGTATGAAGGTGTTGTACTATCTCAGCAGTTTCTTTTGTTATAATTTCTTTTTCTTCACCATTAACTAACATTTTTGTTTTTCTTTCATCGTTAATAGTGGTCGTAAGTATTAAATTATCTAATACTTGGTGAATCTTACCGTTTTCGGTCTTTTCATCAAATTTTAGACTTTTATTTACCTTTCTTCCAAAATACTGTTTTAAACTAGGCTTTAATGTATAATATTCAACTTTCATATTTCCTCCTATTGGTCGTGAGGAGTGGAATTGCACCACTCTTAACACTAGTCACACGATAAAAGAGAGATTTCTCTCTCTAATTTTAAAGACTTGTTTTAATACACACAATTTCTTTTGGTCTTACTAAAATACCACCATAAACATATAAACCTTTTTGAGCAGTTTCGAATCCGTCTTGAACTTCATAATTAATAACTTTTTCTATTTGCTCAGCAAATGCAACAGCTTTTTTAGTTCTTAAGAAGTTAAGAACTTTTGCGTAACCAGTAATTTCATAATAAGAACTTATACTTGCTTTAGCTGGAGATGTAACTTCTGTATAAACATAGGCACTTGCTTCTCCGCTTCTTGTGTAATAAGTTTTACCTTCAACTATATCAGTATCAGTTGTAACAGCATATTTTGGTTCTAATTTAGGCAATAAATTTTCAATAGTAATTAAAGCATTACCATATTTACCTACAATACCTTTCTTAGCCATCTCAACATTGTTAGTATATAACTCTGTTAAATTTTGTCTGATTTTACTAAAGAATCCAGGGTCATTTTCTGAATATAATTCAGTGTTTTGAGGAACATTATTTCTGTATAAAGTTACAAATCCATCTTCTAATTTTTCAATAGCATTTGACTTAGTAGCTGATGTACCATCAATTACTTCAACAGTACCAGCAGTAACGCCATCATTAACTAGTTTTGCAACGTATTTGTCTCCTTCTTCAGAAAGCGCAATTGCTCCCTCTTGACAAATTGCTTCTAATGCCCCTGGAACAGTTTGTGCTTTATCAACATGGTCTATTCCAACGTTGAAATATTTCATTTGATCCATTTCAAACTCTTTTTTAGTTACGCTTGCTTTATCTCTTTTAATTGAAGTTCCTGGTTCATAATCTCTTACTAATGGTCTATCAGCATTTAGTATAATTACCTTTCTCGCATTATGTGTATCTTTTGCATATTCAAAATCACTATGATTTCTTAATGAAGTTATAGTCTTTAGGGCTCTTTCGTACCCCTGATGCCAAATTGTTTGTCTTGCATCATTCATTTTTTATCACTCCTTCGTTTATTTCCATTTTCTTTGAGAAGCCATTACTCTTTCCCAAACCCCTGGTTTTTCCCAGTCTTCAGGAGATAATGAATTAACGTCTTCAGGCGTATAGAATTCTTTATCTTCACCGCTTTGATTCAAGTTTTTCATGCTTCCTATTTTTTCAGCCTTAGGTTTTGACTGATGAGTAACAGAATACATTTCGTACACTGTTGTAATTGGTGTTTTAGGAGTAAATTGACCGGCAAATTCTTTGAATTCACTATCGTTCAATATGTCTTCTTTAACACCAAGTTTGATTAACTCTTTTTTGTTTTTCTGATAAGTTAATTCACTAGCGATAGTGTTAAAAATTACTTTTTCGCGTGACGTCATCTTATCTAAACCGATTGAAGCTAACCTATTTGCTTCTTCTTTCATTTCTTCATAACCTAAATCAATAATCTTACTAGCTTCTGCTTGTCCTAAGATTTTTTCATCTTCTTCAGAATATTTAGGCTTTGAGTAAGCAGGTATATCTATTCCTTGTTCTTTATAGAACTCTCTCATCCTTTGGTTAGACTCAACTATGTCTTTAGTTCCAAGCCCTGCTGTTAATATACTTTCAGTTTCTTCATACTTAGACAATTTATCAGAATACTGTTTTTCCATCTTCCTTTTTTCTCTTTCGATTTTTTTAGGAAGAATATCATTAATTCTGTCATTGACTGCCTTTTCAAAATCTTCTTCTGTATATGTTTTAACTTCTGTTTTTTCTTCTTCGATAGAAGCGGTATCAGTTAACTCTATACCTTCCTCATTTTCTTCTACTGATTGAGCTTCAGTGTTTTCAGTTACATCTGTAACAGGTGTTTGAACATCATATTCTTCGTTCATTTTTTCCTCCTATTTTTTAAGTGTTTGACTTCACTATTCCATTTTCTTTTTAGGTCATGCAATGCTTGGACCATTAAAAAAGCAACAACTATTGACTAGTCATTGCTTGATTAACTAATTGATTACCATATTGTCCTATTCCTGTTATGTCCTGTTGATTAGCTACAAATTTATTGGCTCTCATTTGTAATTGCTGAGCCTGTGTTTGAATATCTGCTATTCTTTGTTGTGATTCTCTTATCTTTTTTATTGCTTCCTCTAACTTAGATTTTGGCATAGAACTATCATCATCTAATAATTCAACATAAACTTCTAATTCTGCTAATCTCTGAGCGCTAAAATACCCAGCTTTAAGCATATTTTCTAACGATAATTCTTGTGCAAACTTGTCGTAAGGGCTTTTAGGCGTTATATCTACTTTAACGCTTGCTTGTAATTCCTGTAATACTGTAAAAGGAACTTGTACAGGTCTAGAGCTCGTCTCACCTGTAGTTGGATTAGATTCTTCATAGTCAATTACTAAACCATCGGTAGCATATGTTTTCCACATATCCAACCATATTCTCGCTAGTCCTTCTAAAGTGGTCTTCAGTGACAAAGTTTGTTCAGTTACAGGCATTTGTGACGCCTGTTGAACTGCTAGTATTGCTTTACCACTTGCACTTTCTGGATTAACATCACCAGTAGCAATATCTCCAGCACCTGCTAGTTCTCTTGTAGTTGATATCAATTCGTTCATTACCTTTTCAACATCTGCGCTCATTTGTGCTGGTTGAATAACACCCATTGCTTTTTTTACATCATCTACAGTTTGACCATTAACTTTAATAGTACCTCCGACTTTGTCTATTGCATTAGGATTTTGAACTTTAGATATATCAACAATTTTTTGTGGATAAGCAGTAGTTTTTGCAGATATTAATCTTCTCATTATAGTTTTATTTATTTCTAATTGATTAGGTATTAAATATCTAACTTCGCCTTCTCCTCTAGCATATCCTTCCTTTTCTTCCCAAAGCATGTGCTCTAGTGGATAAAGAGTTAGTCCTGTATCTTTATCTTCTTTTATGTCACAGTATCTTGTTGCTTGGCTAAAATGAATTGTGCCTTTTTGTTTATATAGTTTAGTAATAATAGTTACCATATCATCTTTTTCTTCTCTAGAATCTTCTCCAGACTCTTCAAAAGTATCATTATCACCAACTATATATTTTAATTTATCATCTGATACTTCAGCTTTTTTTGCCAATTCAATAGTGTTAATAACAGGCAATCTATGTTTTATCAAAATATATGGTTGATTTTGTATGTCCGAATCATTTTCATTGCCATAATACACATCATTTTTTGATAGTATTTCATTACGTGGCATATTAGTTTCTTCATCATAATCAACATAAATTGGACACTCGTCATTAATAGCTGCATGCTTACTTATAGACCTAGTTTTGTAATCCATGTTATCTTTTTCCCAAACTTTAGCAGCTAATTTATTAAGAAGTTCACAAGTTTTATTTGCCACTTCCTTAAAATCTTTATTTTCAAAATTTTCTGCACTATATACAGGTAAATACATATTGTTGTTTATAATACCAACCTTGTACTTAATTATTGGTTTGATTATATTTAACTGAATAGGCTCTATACCACTTATTTTTAATCCTGCCCATTGATTACCGTTGTACATACGATAATTTTTATCAGTATCTGAATATAAATTTTTTAATCGGTTATAGTTTCTGCCTTTCTCATATAACTCCCATATATCAGTTTCTTTTACTTCTTCTAAATCCATCTTAACACCTCCTAACTAGGAATATCTTTCTGACCTAATCCTGTTCCATCATAATTGTCTATATTTGCCATCATAGTGTCATAAGCATCTTGCTTTTTCTTTTGTTCAAAAGTTTCTATTTCGTTTCTAACAATCTTAACAGGATTAACTTCTGGCAATTTTATTTCCTCATTATTTTTTAATTTTTGACCATTTTTAAGTCCTAAAGTATAGGCTATAATTATAAAAACACCAAATAAAAAAAGTAATGTTATCGTTTCCATTACTTTTCACCTTTTTTCTTTTTCTTCTTTGCTGTTTCTTTAGTACTGATAATATCAGCAACTTGATTCAGTTCTTTTGTTTGATGTCTTTCTCTATACACTTTCTTTTTCATTATACAATCACTATCTCCTCTCCATAATCAGCCTCTAATGGCTCTTCTGATTTGAAATCGAATGCTTGGCTTACTTCTATCGGCTCAATGTCAAATATTACTTGTGTCCTTGAATAATAAGCAATTGCTAGCCCCATAACCAAATCATCGTGTGCTCCTTGCTGCGCTTCTGGTCTACCTTTTTCGTTTCTAACAAAAGTAAGCATTTCCTCAAGCGTCAATTTATCATTTATTAACTCAACAGATTCACGAACTATCTTAACTAATTCTGCTATTACGACAGGTCTTGTCAATGAAGTAGTCTTGAATCCATAAGACTTGTCCATTATACCTGTATACCTATCTTCTTTTTCTCTTACAAACATATTAGAATATCCTAATCTAACCAATTCTTTGTTAGGATAACTACTGAAATTACTTTCAATACACATAAGAGCTGGTGTAATAACACCAGTTTTTAAATTCTTGTTTGAATAATAACATCCTAGACAATACATTTGTCTTACATACAAATCCTCGTCCATTTGATGTCTTAACCTTGCAACCTGTTTACCAGTTCTTGCGTTTAAAACGTGTCCAGTAAACCAGTCAGAACCATCACCAGCTGTATCTCCGCCTATACAGTATTTATATATGTTAGGTAATTCATACAACTCTATATAACCGTTTTTATCGTTTACCCACTTTATATCTGTTATTTTTTTACCGGCAGGCATCGTATCATCATATTTATATTCAAAATAACCCGTTTTTATTGGTCTAGTTATTTCTTGCAATCTTCTACTTACCGCTCTTGCGTCAAATACAGTTTTTCCTAAAACACCCCATTGACCTAAACAGTATACATTGTAATAATACTCATCAGTATCTTTATAACTTTCTAGTAACTTCTTATAATCTTCATCTAAGAATTTATTATCTTTATACGTTGTATGAACTATAGTTAAATTATCTCTTGGTACATCAAAGAACTTCTTTTTTAGCCAATGAT